AGACATCTATATCTATTATAAGGGTAAGAAGCAAGTAACTGCTAACTCTCTTCTTAAGTGGATTGTTTCGTTCCGCAACGAATGTCACTTCCATGAAGAAATTTGTGAAGCGGCTTATAAGCGTCTCTGGGATGTATTGCAGCCTAAGGAACTTCTTGTAACTTGCTTCTACGCTCGCCGCGGCGGGTGGGACATTGTTCCAACTCGCGCTAATAAGAAAAGTTTGCTTGATAGTAATCTTATTAACCCCAAGTCACCTTACTTTAAGTTTCTACGTCAATAACTTGATAATAATTAAAAACATTATAATATAACTATATGGACAATAAAATTATTGTATTTCTTGATAATATTCAGCGTACTATCGTAGCTACGCTTGTTTCTGATAATGGCACTAGTATTACAGTAACTAAGCCTGCTATTCTTAATGTAAGTCCTACCCCTGAAAAGAAGCTTCAGGTACAGCTTTATCCTGTTATTTTTAGAGAGTTTTTGAAGGATAGAGATGTTTTCCCGACATGGACATACAGTAAGACTGCAGTCACTACTACTGATAATCTTGATCTTGAAGCTAATTTGATCCTTCAATATAATGAAATGTTTAAGGTAGTAAAGAACGAGCCAGCTCCTACTATCAAGCTGTTTGACGCTGACGAAAAGAACTAATATGGCTCGTAAAAGCAACAACGAAGAAACTAAAGCTTCCAGCCTCAAGGATATTTTTGAGGCTGTAGATGCTTTAAATACTGATGCATCTCTTCTTTCAGAGGAGAACTCTTTGTCTATCGTTAGCGATTGGATTGATACCGGTTCTTATGCTCTTAACGCCATTTTCTCCGGTTCAGTTTATAGGGGTGTGCCTGTTGGTAGGGTTACCGGTTTTTCTGGTCCTTCTGGCGCTGGAAAAACACTTATTATTAACAAAATCATCGCCAATGCGCAAAAGAAAGGCTATTTTGCGGCTATTTGGGATACCGAAGCAGCCGTCGACCGTCAGTCTGCAGAAGGTGTTGGTATTGATCCTTCACGGGTTAAATATTATCCTGTTGAAACCGTGGAAGATTGTCGCAATCAAATTGCTACGTTTCTTGATAAGATTATTGCAGCAAACGATCCGAACCTCAAGGTAATTGTTGCTATTGATAGTCTAGGAAATCTTGCTAGCGCTAAAGAGCTTCGAGATGTAACTGAAGGCAAGGACGCAGCTGATATGGGTACCAAGGCTAAAGCCATGAAATCTATGATGCGAGCACTTACCTTTAAGGCAGCTAAAGCTCGTGTACCAATTCTGTTTACTAACCATATCTACGATAATCCTACCTCGCTTTATCCTGAATTGGTTAAAAAGCAATCTGGCGGTTCAGGGCCGGTTTATCTTGCTTCTCTTCTAGTACAGTTAGCAACTCGTAATGAAAAGATTGATAAGAATGAAGGACAAGAAGCTATCGGGGTAGCCCATAATGTAAGTGGGGTTACATTATCAGCAATGACTGTTAAGAATCGCTTTGTACCTCCGTTTCTTAAAGCTGAGCTATACAACAATTTCCGTACTGGTTTGACTCGCTATGCGGGTCTTGCTGATATGGCAATTGCTATGGGTGTTGTGCAAGGAGACAAGTCTTATACTATCGGAGATCAGAAGTTAGGTTATAGAAAAAATTGGGAGAATGATACTGAGCTATGGGATAAGACGTTATTGCCTGCACTTGAAAAGGTTCTTAAAGAGAAAGTATGTTACGGTACTACTTTAGCTGAAGAGCCTGAGTTAGAGACTGAACCTACAGAAAACTAAAAATAAAAGCTAAGGGCAACCTTAGCTTTTTTAGTTTATACACTATAATAATGTTATGAAGAAAGAAAAACTTCGAGTTAATACTGATTTCTTTGAGAACATTGTAGCCTGTCAGTGTTTAACTAATTCATATTATGCATCTTTAGTTTTTGATCACCTCAACCCAGAAAATTTTAAAAACGCGGGTAATAAACTAGTAATCACTATTATTAAGGATTTCTTCGGTAAGCGTAGATCTTTGCCAACGCTTACCGAGATTAAGACCTATTTGTCAAAAGAGGAAGATCTCAAGCTCTTTAAAGAAACAGTAACAACCTACAAACAATATGATACCAGTGTTAACATAGATGAGCTTATTGCTAACACTGAAATATTCTTTAAAGAAAGAGCTGTTTACAATACAGTACTCAAAATAGTAGACGATGTAACCAACGAACGTTCAGATTATAGTAAATTTTTAAGTTGGTTTGAACGAGCCTGTAATATTACTTTAGTAAATGATATCGGGTTAGATTTTTACGGAGACTATGAAAAAGTAATTAGAGAACTAAGCGTACAAAACGAGGTAATACCTACTGGTTGGAATTTTATAGATAGTAAAATTGGTGGTGGCTTAATGAAAAACGGCCGGGCACTTTATTTATTCTTAGGCCCTACCAATGTAGGTAAGAGTATATTCTTAGGTAATGTAGCTAGTAATATGGCCCAAAGAGGATTAACTACAGTACTTATTTCTTTAGAAATGCCTGAAATGATGTACGCAAAGAGAATCAGTAGTCATCTTTCAAAAATACCAATTAATAATATACAAGAGCAGACATCTTCTCTGGAAACGTTTTTTAAAGAAAACGTAGATACTCATAAGCGCAAACTTATTATTAAAGAGTTTCCTCCTAAAAGCATTACAGTTGGAGGTATTAAGGCATACATAGAGTCTCTTGTAAAAGCAGGTATAAAGCCTGAAGTACTAGTAATTGATTATTTAGGGCTTATCAAATCCAATGACGGAGATAATTCATATGCTCAAGGCAAGGCAGCAGCAGAAGAACTAAGAGCACTATCTTATTATTTTAATATGCCTGTAGTAAGCGCTATACAGACTAATAGAGAAGGTATGGAGAATCCAAGCTTAGATACCGTATCAGAATCTTTAGGTGTAGCGTTTACAGCAGATGTAGTTTGGTCTATCCATCAAGAAGAGGGAGATCAAGAGCTAGGTATAATTAAGGTTGGAGGTATCAAGAACCGTTTAGGACCTAAACATGGCGCAACTGCAATGCGTATTGATTATACAACTCTTTCGCTTTCTGAAGAAAAAGACTATATAGGATTAACTAAGAACGGAGAAGACTCTAACGAGATATCCAATTTAGAAGCAAAACTGGAAAAACTTTCATAGCCGGTTAAATACAGAAGTGGATCCAAAAAAGATATTTGTTTTTACAGACTCTGATCTTGACGGGGCAGCTAGTCTTCTAACTTTACACTGGGCTTTTAAAGCCAACCCAGGCGACATAAAATTTCAAACAGTTACTGTTTCGAATTTTAGAAAAGAGTTTTTGCTTTGGGCAGCTGAAAATAGTATAGAAAATTATGATGCAGTATATTTCTTAGATTTAGATACTAGTACAAGTTCTGACTTAATAGACAACAAAAAGTCTATAGTTATAGATCACCATGAAACTCATGATACGGGTAAATATAAAAACGCTACTTCTAATGTAGTGGTTACGACCTCATGCGCAAAGCTACTTTATCTACACTTTAAAGATAAATTAACTTCATTAAGCAATGAGCAAAAATATTTAATAGCGTTAGCTAATGACTATGATAGCTACGCTTTTAAATTAACCGAGTCGTATAATCTTAATTGTGCTTTTTCTAATTCTCAAAAAAGTTTAGGTAAAAATAAGACCTATAAATTTTTAGAGCGTTTTTATAATGGTTTTACCGGGTTTACTTTACAAGAAAATAATATTATAAAAGAATACACTACCGGTAGAGACACGGCTATATCTAATTTACAAATTTATTCAGGTAATGTGCCTATAAGCAAACAAAACCTACTCATTACCGGTACTATGGGCACCAAATATGTAAACGATGTTTGTGATTATCTTCTTAAGACTTATAATTCAGATATTGTATTTTTTGTTAATACGGATAGCTCTCATGTTTCTTTTAGAAAAAAGAAAAGCTGTAATGTAAATTTAGCTAAACTAGCTGAATATTTATGCGGTGGTGGTGGACATGAATACGCAGCAGGCGGCAAGATTTCAGAAAAATTTATGGATTTTGCTAAACAATTAACCCCAATTACAGGATAATATGTCTGGAGTAATTGGAGCATTAGAACAAGCTGTTGTAGATAATCCTTTGGATAGTATTACTAAGGATGAAACAGAATATGAAATTTTAAAGTTTTGCTCTTTCTGCTCTATTTTGCATAATAAAAAATTAAATAGTGTTGCCGTATTTACACTTATAGTTAAAAATAATATCTATAAAAAGATATTCATGAAATTGATACAGATCGATAATGAAAAAGAGGCTTTTATCGTGTTTTTAAGGTATAATTCTAATTTATGCCGTAGCAAAGTTGTACGAGAGGTATTAAAATCATGATGATTAATGAACGCACCCTACATTTACAACACCTACCTAAGCGTTTCGCGAGGGCTACAGAATAAACCGTGGCGTGCTCGTAAAGACTTCGAAGGGTTCGATACTACAATTGATGGGGTAGCTTGTAAAAAGTTAGAGCTTTTTTTTAAAAAATTTCCACAGATAGACGTAAAGGAATTTTTTAATGCCCCTTATCTTATATACAAAGATGAGCAGCATTTCCCTTTAAAGTTTTATACCACTCAAAAAGCAATTGCAGTATATTCTACAGTACAGAAACAAAAATTAGAAGAATCCCCGGATACTCAGAATCAAATTGATGATATCAAAAAAAGTCTCAAACATATCGGGTTAACATGTTTAGAACGTAAAATATCTTTTGAAAAGTACTGCTACGAAAAAAACGGATATACATACACCCCCATTATTGACTACAGTAACAAGCGAATTAATATTTACGTACTGATTAAGTTGCCTTCTTTCGATAGTATGATAAACTCTTTTAACCTTCAAGATAAGGAGCTTTACCTAAAAAACATACACAATAGCATCGGTAAGTTCAAACTGCGATTGAATATGTCTACTAGAGCGAAGAACCTAATTGACGAAGGTTTCAAAATACTAACTAAAAACACTCAAAACTACTAATTATGAAACCTACATTCAATACTAATATGTTCGAAAGCATTAAGAGCGCGCTCGAAAATGCTAAAAATAAGCAAGGGGACGGAGCTAGCTATAAGAATATTCTACAGATTGCGGCGCCTGCTACTTACGTGGTGCGTTTGCTTCCTAACGTTAAGAACCCTGCAGAAACGTTTTTGCATTACTATCACCATGGCTGGAATAGTATTTCTACTGGTAAGTACTTTAGTGTAACTTCCCCGTCTACTTGGGGTGAGCGTTGCCCTGTAAGCGAGCTTTACTTTAAGATTCTCCGTGAAGGTAGTGATGAAGAAAAGAACCGCGCTAAAGAGCATCTTAAGCGTAAAGAAAACTGGATGGTTAATGTTTATGTAGTTAGCGATCCTAAGAACCCCGAGAATAATGGTACTATTAAAGTTCTCCGTTATGGTCGTCAGCTCAATAAGATTATTGAGTCTGCTATTAGTGGCGATGACGCAGCTGAGTACGGTGCTAAGATCTTTGATCTTAGTGAGAATGGCTGTAATCTACGCATTAAGGCCGAGCTAGTGTCTGATAAGCCTGGTGCACCTAAGTACCCTACTTATACAGCATCAAAGTTTCTCAGTCCTGCCACCATCGACGGGCTTGATGAAGAAAAAATTAACGGTATTTACAACAATATTTACGACCTGCAAACCTTCTTGGATCATAAATCGGCTGAAGAACTGAAAGAGGTTATTAATGTACACTTCTACGGTCAAGAGGCTGCTGCTACAACTCCAGCAGCTGCAGCAAAGCCTGTAGAAGATACTGAAGAAGATGTACCTTACGAAGCCCCTAAAGCTGTTGCTAAGCCTGCTGTAGCAACTCCCAGTCCAGTTAAGACTGCCCCTAAGCCTGAGGTAAAGAGTACTAAATCAAATGACGAAGCAGTCATGGCTATTCTTAACGGCTTAGACGAGCTTTAAGATATGACTGAACAGCAAAGAAGAGACCAGATTATGAAAATGAGGCAGCAGGCTCAGGCGCCTGCTGCGCCCTCTCTTTCTGATGCTGATGCTATGAGAATGGCAGGCAGCAACAACGGACTCACGCAAGAGCAAATGATTGCCATTGCTATGTTCGGTAAAGTGGTGCAAAATGACGTAAACACGATTAAAAAAGCCGGCTTAGGCGATATGAAAGTTAGTGATGTGGATATGTCTAAAGTTATGCCGTCAGGTATCGCCAAGGCTGCCGGTATGGTTATACCACAAATACCGGCAGCTGTGCCTACTAATCCACCATTAGCACCAGCGATACCGCAGATGGCTTTACCGCCTGTAGTACAACCGGTGGTAGTTAATACGGATCCGCAATTAGAATTTGATTTTGATAGAAAGGCTCGTTACGAAGAAGTTATTGAACATATTGAAAAACTAGAAAAAAAGCTTATCATAATTAATGAAAAGCTTGATCTTCTTATTGAAGATAAAAAAAAATTAGTAACGAACCTAAAACATGGAACTTAAATTGGTTAAAAAAGATTTTGCGGATAACTTCTTAAATGTTATTAGCAAAACAGTCGATATTGCTTCTATAAAAGCAAATTCAAGTGGTATTTATACGGTTTGTAATAAGCCCGATACAAGTATTATACTTCTCGGTAAATACAATACCCCTTTAGATCTTACTGAAGAGGTTACTCTTAATATAGGGGATATTAAAAAATTACTTAGAGTTGTAGATTGTATTGAAGACGAGAATGTAGTGTTCAAGATAAACAGTAATAATTTAACTTATAAATCCCCTAGCGTGCAGTTTAAGTATCACTTTTTAGATGATTCTATCGTGCCTAAAGTTTCTCTTAAGAAAGAAAAAATAGAAAATCTAGAGCTTGATACTTTTTTTGAGCTTGACTATAAAAAGTTTCAAGAGATTCTTAAGGCTAGTTCCTTTACTACCGATACAAATAAAATCTATATTTTCGGCCAAACTGATGGTTGTTATTGCGAACTTGGAGACAAAGAAAAGAGTAATACTGACAGCATTATACTTAAAATTTGCGACACCATAGAAGGTCAACCTCTATCTCAAGTAATACCATTTAACCTAGATATTTTTAGAGTAATTTCCGGTATTCGCTTTGAGAAAGCTCGTATTGGTATAAATCTCAAATTTAAAGTGCTTTCTTTTTTTATCAAACCAACTAACGAAACAGAATTTAAGTTTATTATTTCAGGTTTAGTTAAGTAATGGCTAATAAAATTACAACACAGAGCTATTTTGTAAAACGACTCAAAGATAGCGGGTATGTCGTATACAAAATATTTGATGAATACGGAGAGGCTGACCCTCGTTCTTGGACTGTTATGATTGATCCTGGTAATGCATCTATTTTTTGTACGTGCTATGTCAATGATCAGTCTATGTTTGGAGATACTTATTTTGAAATTTACGACGGAGGTCAGTACATACCTGAAAAGTTTAAGTTGAAGACAGACTCAATTGAGGTTATAATAAGCTACTTAGTTAAATATGGAATTAATAACAAATCAGACAACTACAACAGCAAGTCGAATTCAAACGTATAATTTTACTAACATGAGCAAAAACGGACTACAACACCCTCTTCTTCCTACTGCTAATAGCAGTATGCTCGTTAATGACGATGAAAAGAAGGATATTATTGAAAAAGCAGCTAAAGCTTATGAAGGCTTTCTTGATGCTCTGCGCATTGATTGGCGTAACGATGTAAATAGCGCAGACACTCCACGTCGCGTTGCTAAGTCTTATGTTTGCGATCTTATTAAGGGTTGCTACGAAGGCCCGCCTAAGATTACTACTTTCCCTTCTGACGGCTATGATGGTATTGTGAGTCAGATGAATATTCCGGTTACTTCTATGTGCTCTCATCACCATCTTGCCTTTACCGGTGTTGCACATGTTGCTTATATTCCGGATAAAAATGGTCAAGTTATTGGGCTTTCTAAACTAAATCGTATCGTCGAACATTATGCACGACGTCCTCAGATTCAAGAAGGTCTAACTGTACAGGTTCATAATGCTATCAATGAACTCTGTAGGGGTAACCAGGGTGTTGCAGTCGTTCTTAAGTGCTCGCATACCTGTGCCTGCCACCGCGGTGTAAAACACCATGGATGTTCAATGATTACCTCGAAACTCTCTGGTAGTTTTATGAACGAAGGGGCCGCTCGTAAAGAATTCTACGACTTTATTGCTTCTGCAGAGCGTAGTAGTAAATAATATAAATGGCTGATACCAATAAAGAAGCAGCTAAACAAAAAAACAAGAAACAGTCTAAGAAAAAGACTGTTTCTACGGCTGTAACGCCGCCTACAACGGCTGCCGCTCTATCCACTCAAAATCCTTCTCTTACCGCGGCTATAATAGCTGAAGTCGAGCAGAGACGCTTGCAAGAAATGCTAATGCTTGCAAATATAGAGTATAATAAGTTAAAAAATAAAATGGTAAGAGAAAAACGACGGGAAATTGAGTCACTAGACGGTCAAATTAAAGAGTTTTTAGGTTCTTATATGCTTATTGGTTATGATTTGAACAATAACCCAGTTGAGATAGTATCAGCTAACTCTGCAGCTGAAAACGATGCGTTACTTGAGCGTTTTAGAAGGGTAATGTTTAAAATTAATCAAAATATTACTAATTCCAATGGTGATGACCCGTTTGGCAACAGTAATTAAGCACTTAAAGCTATTATTTCTTCCAAAACACCGTTACATATATGTAGTTTTAGAAGGAAGGCTTAAGGGAGAATGGTTAATTAAGGTAAGAGAAGAAAAAGACTCAATTATCTTCTTTTCTTTACCTGATAAACACATAAGAACTGTCAAAAAAGCTGATTTTAACTGGGGTATTGCAAATAAAATACTAGAACCAGTTGACGTATTACCTAAAAGTGTGTACAATGTTTGTATAGCTGAGTATAACCATAAAAAAACCGATGTCGACCTCAACAACACTACTAATCGATGGGAACAACACCTTGCACAGGACGCATTGGGTAGCAAATAATACTGGACGCCAATTAATAAATTCAAAAGGAGAAAATGTTGGGTGTCTTTTTACCTTTTTAAAGACTGTCAAGTCTTACGCAGAGCAATTTAACACTAGTGACATTTATATCGCTTGGGATCGTAAGTTAACTAATGAGGTTAACTTTAGAAAAGAACTTACCGAGGGTAGTTATAAGGGAAATCGCGACCATGAACGTAATAAAAACGTTTATGACAGTATGAACCCTGTTATTGAAGCTACAACCGCGTTAGGTATTAAAAATATATTCCCCGGCAAACTAGAAGCTGATGATGTAATCGGGTGGCTTGCTAGTAATTTAAACGGTAAAAAAGTAATAGTGAGTGTAGATAAGGATTTTATTCAGCTTATTTCTGAAAATGTAAGTTATTATAACCCTATTAAGAAATTTTTAATAGATGTTAATAATTTTTCAGAGCATTATGATATGTCTCCTAAAGAATTTCTTTATTATAAAGCTATTATTGGAGACGTATCAGACAATATTACTGGTATTGAGGGTTTCGGTAAGGTTAAAGGAGTTAAGCTTGCAAAAGCATTTGAAGCTAATGACGAAAACGTTATAGCACCGTACAAAGAGCAGGTTTATAATAACCTTAAGCTCATAGATTTAACTTACGGGGTTAATACTTTTCCGGAAGAAGTAAAACTCTATACTGAGCAGGTTAGCACCCTTAAAAACACCCAGCCGGAATTTATTAAATTTAAGGAAATTTGCGAAAATTATGAATTTGCGTCTATAATTGATAAATTTGCAAGTTGGCAGCGAGCTTTTAACCAAAAAAATACCGCGGATGTTTTGACCGAGTATTTTAAGGTATTCTCGTAAGTATAGTATATGTATACTACAGTAGCTCCACGGCCAGAAACATGCAATACATGCGGTCAACCTTCAGTTCATCCGAGAGTTATGAAAGTAACACGTGGAACACAGATAGTAACTGAGGCACATTGGATTTGTTCAAGATGTTCTAATAGATTTAAGATTGGAACAATAAGTATAGAAGAGCGTGAAAAGAAGAAAAACTAAAAAACTCTTAGACGAAGCCTCGTACTACACTGGAGCCTACAGTGGACAGCAATCTCCTGAGACAACTTCAGCATATGAATTTGCAAAAGACAGTGTTCCTACTCTGAATAAACTAGGAACGCTTAAAGATCAAAAACCAGGCATACCAAACCCGCAAGAATTACCGTTTCCATTGCAAGATTCAGTAAGAGAACTTGCAGATCTTTATTTGAAAGCTCAAGACTTACGTAATAAAGCGAAAAATGCCGAAGTTTTACCTCTTTTTAAGACTAAAAAAGAAGAACTAGATGCGTTTCGTCGTCAGCTTAACGGTATAATGGTGACTTGCAAGAAATTAGCTGCTCAATTAGACAACTTTTCACTTGCACCTAGACGATAAGGCACTTTAATACGGGTCATATGAATGACTCGTTAAAAGTGTTTCTTATATCATCGGTAAAAACCGCATTAATATCATTTATTATTGCAGGTATTGGGTTTTTGCTTGGGGGCAATATCGTTGTTTGGTTTGCTGTAGGCATGGCAGCTCAATACGCTTTGTTTTATTTGCTCAACACTTTTATAGAGTATAAAGCCGCTCGAGATTTTCGAGTTTTACAGTTAAAGGAGGCTGAGATTATGGCGCAAAATACAGTTACTGTTGAGTGCGCGGCTTGCAAAAAAGAAAGTGAAGTACTCGTTAAGTTTGGTCAACCAAATTATTATACTTGCGGTCATTGTGACACAAAAAATTCTATATTTTTATTTGCAGAAACCGCGGTAACCACTGAACCTAAATACGATTCTACACCTGCTATTAACACCTCTTCTACAAATGGACTCTAATACTAACACAAAAAACATTTCGATGTACGAATTCGCCCGATGGGCTGCATTGCTTGAAGCGGTAGAAATTATCGCGGAAAAATGCGAAGACCGTGGTATCGATTTTGATAGCCCGGAAGGTATAAAATACATTAAACCACTCGATATTCAGGACTATGTTAATAATAGAACTGATACTTTAATGATGAAAATTAAGACGGCTCGTAACATTGAAAAAAATCTTATGAGTATCAAGCATTTGCAGATCGAAAAGCAGTTAAAAACTCTGGAAATAACCGAGTAATACAAGTATGAATACATTATATAAAACTAAATGCTATACAATTGGCGCTATGGAATACGCTAGCGGTATCAACTGGCGCGAGCTTGTAGAAAATACTCTTCAGCCTCGAGGCATTACAGTTTTTAACCCGTATAAAAAGCCTTTTATTAATGACTGTGATGAATCTCCAGACGTAAGACAGCGGATGCGGGAGCATATGTTAAAAGGAGAATATGAAAAAGTAACTCAATGGGCTCGAGATATTCGTCGTTACGATCTTAATCTTGTTGATCGGTCAGATTTTATTATTGCAAATATTATACCATCTACTGCTAGCTGGGGAACTGCTGAAGAATTATCTACTGCAGTTGCTGCTCGTAAACCTATTTTTACAGTAATACAAGGAGGTATTGAAAAATGCCCTCTCTGGCTTATGGGGCAACTTAAATATAAATATATGTATAACACCATCGAGGATGTTCTTAAAATGATTACCAATATTGATGGCGGTATTCAACCTATAGACAGCCCAAGTTGGAGACTACTTAAACCTGAACTTCGATAACTATGGCATACTCAGCGAGACAAACCCCTGCAAACGGCATACAAATATTTGATGCTTTAACTGGCACCCCGCATTTTTATATTTCTACCATAAATCGTAAGGTACATACGTTTTTTATAAACGGGAACACACTTACTATTTCTTTTGATAATAATATAACTGAAATCTGGGACTTAACTAAGCGTTCTAAAATACGATGACTACAGGCTATTACATATTGGATAAATCTGTTAAGTATATGAACGCCAGAAATCCTCTAGAAGAAGGTCTTTTTTACGACGGTACTGGTAACTGGTTTCGTAATTGTAATCATGCGCATGTGTACAATACGTCCGAAGCAGCTATAGAAAAGGCTCGTATTTTGCAAAAAGAAGCTCCAGTTAAAATTCTATATATCCAAGTTAATGGTAACAATGTAGGTGTTGGAGAGATCCAATTCTAGTTTTATAAGTATAGTTATGAAGATAGTTGTACCTTTAGTACAGTTCCAACAGCAATTAAGGATATTTCATTGGCAAACTGAGAGCTATGCTCAGCATAAAGCTTTAGGTAAAGCTTATGAAGCCCTTGATGAACTAATTGATAGTTTCGTTGAAACTTTTATGGGCAAATACGGGCGCTTGAAATCGACTGAAGGCAACTATACTATTACTCTTAACAATCTAGAAGGTAATGATATTAATAAAACTATTGATGAATTTATCACTTATCTAGAAACGTACGAGAGCGAACTTGAAGAAAGTGATACTGATCTTTTCAACATTAGAGATGAAATGAAAGGTCAATGTAACACGTTAAAGTATCTATTGACATTAAAATAATAATTTAAGCTTGCTTTTGAGCCAAAATAGCTCAAAATGAATAGCTTAAATGAAAGTTGTACAGCCAGACGCTAAAACTAGTCTTCTTCTCAACCGTAACTACCAAGCTTTTGCTTTTTGTTCGGCTCGGGCGGCTATTCGTCATTTTATGACTGGTAAAGTAAAAGGACTAGATGCAGAAAACAATACTCACGAATTTGATACCTGGTCCACCCCTTATGTTCAACTTCATGCAGATCAGCCCGCTCTACGTAGTGCAAGTCAAACATGGGCTATACCTACTGTTTTAGTTTGTACCAATCATTTCGGTTTTCACCCTCGTAAAGGAGACAACGTTTCGCTAAAAAATCTTTTTAATATCTATAAAGGCACTTGCCAGTTTTGTTTAAAGCCGATACCATTCAGTCATGCTACTAAGGACCACCTTTATCCAAAATCTAAAGGCGGTACTAATCACGATTTTAATATGGTTCTAGCTTGTCGTAAATGTAATAGCGAGAAAGATAACATCTTTCCTTACTATGATATTAACGGTAATGAGGTAAAACCACGTAAGTTAATGCATTCCGGTGTGTTCATTCCAGATATCCAAGATGTTAGAGAAGAATGGAAACCTTTCCTTTATATGTAAAAAAGTGCTTGACTTTAAGAGAAAAAGTACCATTATATGTAAATATTAAATAACAAATGATCAAATC